AGATAATGAGGCCCAAGTCAGTAACGGAAGATGAATAAGGAGACTACTATGACTGAAATTCTCTCAGCTGATGAACTTATGCATTTTGGCGTTAAAGGTATGAAGTGGGGTGTTCGTAAAAAGTATGGATATTCCAAAGAGTATCAAGCTCGTAAAGACGCCAAAGCAAATCTAAGATCGGCAAAGAAGACAGGTACTCAGCAGGATATTCGTAAAGCCCGTAACGAGTATAAGAAAGCAAAGAGAACATATAAACAATCTATCGACAATAAACAGCTAAAAGCAACCGCTAGGCAAAGTTTAGCGGATCAAACGTTGTTCGGTGGTGTTGGTAATCGTGCGGGAAAGCTTTCTGCTAAATATAACATGTCAATCGATGATGCCGTAAAGAAAGCACAAAGAGAACGTAATGTCAGTATGGCAGTACAGCTCGGGGCTGGATTGACTGCCATGTATGGTGGTCTCATCAAGAATATGGCATATAGTTCTCTTTTAAAAGCAGCTAAAAATGCTCAAGCAAAACGTGCAGCTCAAGCAGCAGCAGAGGCCATAACCAAAATTGGTAGTAAGCCGATCATTGATGTCGCTGGTACTGTTCTCAGTGAAACTCGTAGAAGATTTTGATTGAAAAAGATACCGATGGGAGGTAACTATGTCTTACATTCTCTCAGCTGATGAACTCATGCACTATGGTGTTAAAGGTATGAAGTGGGGTCAAAGGCGACGTTTGAAGAAAAACAAAAGTAAGGTCGCCGGCCGTGCGGCAAGTGCTGCTTTGAACGCTGCTTTGGAGAATGGCTACTATAAAGATCAGAAGAATAAATGGGATTCTTATGATGAAAATTTTGTCGCAAAGAACTATTCAAGTACTTTGAAAAAGACTGGTAAATCGGCAAAACAGCTTCTGACTGAGCAACGTAAGTATACCACAGCATTGGAAAAGTGGTCTTCTGATGGTTTGAATAAAGTCAACAAGCTAATGGATGATTTCCAAAAGAGCACAACGACTAATGCTGAAGCTTGGGCTGACAGAAAGAAAGGCAAGGCTATGGTTAAGCAGTACCTGGATCGAATCGATAGCCTTGAGAATGAAGGTTTCGATCTTAACACAATGTCGACAGTGCGGAAGGTAAAGAAGGCCTGAGAAGAGGTGACCCACTATGGCTCTTTCCAATACAGCAGTTCCAAAATATTATGGTGAGTTTCGGCAAAGAGTCATGAATGGTGAAATTCCTGTTTGTCATGAGATAGAACTCGAAATGAACAGAATTGATCAGTTGATTGCCAATCCCGGTGTTTACTATGATGAACGAAAAGTTGATGGGTTTATTGCATTCTGCGAAAACGAATTGACTTTGACCGATGGCTCCGAACTTCATCTTTTGGATTCATTTAAACTTTGGGCCGAACAGATATTTGGTTGGTATTACTATGTTGAACGTTCTGTTTATATTCCAAATCCAGAAGGAAGAGGACCAGGGCATTATGAGAATCGAAAGATTCTGAAACGTTTGATCCAGAAGATGTATCTGATCGTTGCTCGTGGTGCCGCCAAGACCATGTTTGCTGAAATGATTCAAGCATATTTTTTGGTTATGGATCAAAGTACAACTTCTCAGATCATTGTTGCCCCAACCATGAAACAGGCGGAAGAGACCATGGCGCCTTTCAGAACCGCATTAACCAGAATGCCAGGACCGCTATTCAAGGTTCTAGCTGACGGCAATGCTCCCGGCACAGGTCCAAAAGCTCAGCAAGCGAAGTTGGCTTCAACTAAAAATGGCATCCGAAATTTCATGACCAATTCTCTTCTTGAAGTTCGACCGATGTCAATCGACAAGTTACAAGGTCTTCGTCCTAAGATCTCAACAGTTGACGAATGGCTTTCTGGTGATACTAGAGAAGATGTAATTGGCGCCATTGAACAGGGTGCATCCAAATTGGATGACTACTTGATTGTTGCTACATCATCGGAAGGCACCGTTCGAAATTCCGTTGGAGATACAATCAAAATGGAACTGATGGACATACTAAAAGGTGATTACGTGAATCCTCACGTCTCCATTTGGTATTACAAATTGGATTCCATTGATGAGGTGGCCAAACCAGAGATGTGGTTGAAAGCCAATCCGAATCTTGGTAAGACGGTTACATACGAAACATATCAATTGGATGTTGAAAGAGCTGAGAAAGCTCCCGCAACTCGCAATGATATTCTTGCGAAACGATTCGGTATTCCAATGGAAGGCTATACTTACTTCTTTACGTATGAGGAGACGCTTCCTCATCGTCATAAAGATTTTTGGGGAATGCCTTGTTCTCTTGGAGCTGATCTTTCTCAGGGTGATGACTTCTGTTCATTCACGTTTTTGTTTCCTTTGGGCAATGATACATACGGCGTCAAGACTCGAAATTATATTTCAAGTTATACGATGAGTCATCTTCCGATGGCTGCTCGTACGAAGTATGAAGACTTCATGAAAGAGGGCTCACTCTATGTCATGAATGGAACCATGCTTAACATGGATGATATTTTCGATGATTTGGATAAGTATATTATTGATTCCGAATACGACGTTCGTTCATTTGGTTACGATCCATATAATGCAAAAGGTTTCGTAGAACGTTGGGCTCGTGAGAATGGTGAGTTCGGTCTTGAGAAAGTTATTCAGGGCGCCAAGACGGAATCGGTTCCATTGGGTGAAATCAAGAAGTTGGCTGAGGATCGTCGACTGATATTTGATCAGGAATTGATGTCTTTTACAATGGGTAACTGTATTGTTCTTCAGGATACCAATAATAACAAGAAGCTGTATAAGGCCAAACGAGAAGACAAGATCGATGCGGTCGCTGCTTTGATGGATTCTTTGGTTGCTTATAAGAACAATCTTGACGCTTTCGAGTAAGGAGATCACCATGACTGAAATTCTCTCAGCCGATGAACTCATGCATTTTGGCATCAAAGGAATGCATTGGGGTGTTCGTCGTTATCAAAATGAAGATGGAACTTTAACCGATTTAGGTAAAAAGAAACAAAATGTCAAAGACGCTAAAAGGTTAAGTTTATTTAGTACAAAACGGAAGCAAGAGATTGAATATGCTAAGCGAGAGCTTCGAGATGCCAAGCTAAGTCAGAAAATTCCACCGGAAAATGAAAAAAGCAAGCATCGTTTGAATCTTGAAGCTAAGTATCAGGCAAAAGGATTTACCAAAAAAGAAGCCGAACTTCGAGCTCAATCTCGAATTCAAACTGAAAAAGTTTTAGCAGTTGCTGGAGGAATAACCTTAGCTTCGGTTGCTGCTTATGCCGGATATTCTCATTATCAATCGGTAACTGATAGGGTTCTTAAAACCGGTTCAAAAATGGGACGTGTGACGATTAACGAAAACGAGCCAATGGACCGCGCCTTTTATGCTTTTCATAAGAAACAAGATGCGCATAAATATCTTGGAATGTATGGGAAGTCGCTTTATGATCATAAATCCAGATCAGAAAAGGTTTATCAGAAGGCGATGTCACTTCGATCTAATTTGAAAATCGCTTCTCCAAAATCGGCTCAAAAGGGTCTTAATGATTGGTATAAAACCTTGCCAGATTCAGATAAACAGACGGTTTTGGATCAAATTCAGCGGGGAGCTAATACCTGGGGTATGTCTGGTCAAATGTTCGATAAAAAGGGTAATTTTACCAAAAAAGCTTATCACGCATTTAACGTTGCTTTAGTTGACAAAGATTCATCGGTCCCCAAAGAATATTATAACTTTATGAAGCAACGAGGTTATGATGCCGTTCAGGATGTAAACGACAGGTTTTATTCGGGATTTGGATCAAAGGATCCTTTGATCATTTTTAATGGCGATAAAGTTGCAACGGACAAAATTTCTGAAATTGGTTATGATTTCATAAAAAGTCATGAGAGAAAAGCCCTATCGCGAATTACAACTGAGATGATGATTAAGTATGGTGGCGGATTTACTGCTGGCGCGGCCGCACAAATAATGTCTGTAATTGGTATGGATAAACTTCAAAAGACATATAGCAATGATATTTTCGTTAAGGAGTATCGCGAAGAGCATCCGAAATCTAAGCTTTCTTATAATGAGATCTTAAAGATGAAGAAATGATGAAAACATACCATGAGTTAATGACCTTATCGACATTTGAAGACCGATTTCATTATTTACAAAGAGATGGCATTGTGGGGCATCCAACTTTTGGCTCTGAAAGATGGATGAATCAAAGGTTCTACATGTCTTCCGAATGGAAACAGGTTCGAGATATCGTGATTTCTCGCGACAAAGGTTTCGATCTAGGTTGCCACGATTATCCAATTTCTGGACGTATCATGGTTCATCATATCGAGTCCTTGACTCCGGACATCATTCGACATTCCGATCGATTGCTTTTAGATCCAGATAATCTTATTAGCTGTTCTATTATGACGCATAATGCCATTCATTATGGAGGAGAGATTCCCGGGCCTAAGATCATCGATCGAAGGCCTGGGGATACGAAATTATGGTAAGGAGGTGGCTATGTTAGATGAAAGCATTCTGAATAGTTGTAAAAAATATATTGGTTTTGATGCTGATTATACAGCATTCGATCCCGATTTGATTATGTTCATAAACGGCACTTTCTTTAATTTAAGACAGCTTGGTGTTGGCCCATCAAATGGTTTTCAAATCGATTCCGCAAATCAGTTTTGGTCTGATTTTAGTGATGACGTGTCTCTGATCTCTGGTGTTAAACCATATATTCAACAAAAAGTCCGACTTCAGTTCGATCCACCATCCAATTCTTTTGTTGAAACTGCTATAGAAAACAACATCAAAGAATTGGAATGGAGATTGAATGTTCAAGGGGAAGGAGGTTTTTCAAATGAGTAGTGTGTTGAATGCCGATGAATTAATGCACTTCGGTGTCAAAGGTATGAAATGGGGAGTGCGACGTAAATCCAAGCATTCTTCGGATTATACAGAATCACGAGCAATGAAACGTCGTGGCGTTAAGAATCTTTCCACCGCTGAACTTAAGAAATTAAACAGTCGAATGCAAGCCGAGCAACAATACAAACAATTGAACCCAAGCTTGTTCAATCGTGGAACAAAAGCTCTTGGAACAGCAGCTGCTGTTCTTGGTTCTGTTGGCGCCGTAAGTGCTGGAATTAAAAAGTATGGCCCAGCGGGGAAGAAAGCTGGATTGGCGATTCTTGGCGTTATTGGGTCGACTGTTTTGAAGAATCATTAAAGATAGGAGATCCAAATGGCTTTTTCAATGGATGTCCTCGCCCATGCATGGAATGCGTTTCGTAAATCTCCGGATACGTTTATGACGGAACTAGGGTATACGAGATCTTATAATGTGAATCGTCGTTTTCTGACACGAGGAAACGATCGCTCATTTGTAGCAGGATTGTATACAAGAATCGCCATTGATGTGGCTGCCATAGAGATTCGACATTGTAAGGTCGATAAGACCACTCGACAGTATCTGGAGACGGTTCCTTCTGGTCTAAATGATTGTTTGAATTTGAGAGCGAATGTCAATCAAAATGGTAGAGATTTCATCATGGATGCGGTCTTAACCATGCTGGATGAAGGCGCTGCGGCTCTTGTTCCAATCGATACGGATGTTAATCCATTCCAATCGAACTCTTATGATATTAAAACCATGAGAGTTGGTCGAATTAAAGAATGGTATCCTCGTGCTGTACTTGTTTCGGTTTACAACGATGACCCATTGGTTGGTAAACGCGAAGAAATTGTTTTGCCATTAAGTCAAGTCGCTATCATTCAGAACCCTCTTTATCAGGTTATGAATGAACAGAATTCAACTTTGCAACGGTTGCTTCGTAAACTGAATCAATTGGATGCGATTGATGAACAAACGGCTTCCAATAAACTCAACATGATTATTCAGTTGCCGTATGTTATCAAGTCCGAAGAACGAAGGCGTCAAGCCGAAAAACGTAGGCAGGATTTGGAAGATCAGCTATCTAATTCGACATTTGGTATCGGATACACTGATGGAACCGAACGTATTACGCAGCTGAATAGACCTTTGGAGAATCATCTTCTTGAACAGATCAAGGATTTGAGGACTCAATTATACGGTCAGTTAGGCGTTTCTGAGAATATTGTCAATGGTACGGCAAATGAAACAGAAATGCTCAACTATTATAATCGAACTTTGGAACCGATTCTTGCTGCGATCTGTGATTCGTTGAAGTCTACATTCTTGACTAAAACTGCTCGCACTCAAGGACAGGACATTAAGTTCTTCCGTGATCCGTTTAGGCTCGTTCCATTGGCGCAGTTGGCCAATATCTTCTCTGCCTTTACATCGAATGAAATCATTTCTTCGAATGAGGCGAGAGGCATTTTGGGATGGCAGCGTTCGGATGAGCCTCAGGCTGATCAGCTACGTAATTCCAATATTAACCCATTAGGGACTGATTCAAATGCACAATTCACTAATGGGGAAGAAACTCCAACGGATGATTTCAGTCAAAATGGTGCCGATCTATTGAACTCGGGCGATGAGACCGATGACGTTGGAGCGGGTGACAATGTAAGTAACTAATGGAAAAGGAGGTCATGGTCATATGACGTATGATTTTAGTGGATACGCCACTCGAAATAATATCAAATGTTCGGATGGACGTACCATCATGCAAAATGCATTCGCGGATGACAATGGAACCATCGTTCCATTGGTTTACATGCATGATCACGCTGGGATCGATAATGTTCTTGGACATGTGAAGCTCGAAAACCGTGATGATGGAGTCTATTGCTATGGCTCTTTCAATAATAGTCCTCAGGGGCAGAATGCGAAAGAGCTTGTAAAGCATGGTGATATCAAAGGTCTTTCAATCTATGCTAATCATTTGACACAGCAAGGAGGTAATGTTCTTCATGGTTCTATTCGTGAAGTGAGTCTGGTACTCGCCGGTGCTAATCCTGGAGCATTTATCGATAATGTGACGATTCAGCATGGTGATGAAATGTTTCCTTTGGATGATGAAGCTGTGATTCGATTTACAGATGATGATACTTCCATCGAATTGGCTCATGCTGATAAGAAGGAAGATACCAAGGATGCAGAAAGTTCTGTTTCTAGTAGCCCTAGTAACTCCACTAACTCTAGTAACTCTAATGAAAAGGAAGATAAAGTGGCGAATGATGAAGGTGGTTCGGGAAAGACTATCCAGGAAATCTGGAATACCTTTACCGATCAGGAAAAGAATGTGGTTTATGCATTGATTGGCGCAGTCATGAATGGCGGTGCCGATGTATCGGCTGCTCATGCTGACATTGACGATCAAAATGAGGGCGAATCCTCTGATGGTCCGACCGTTCAAGATATTTTCGATGCCATGTCTGATGAAAAGAAGCAGGTTGTTTACGCCATGGTGGGCATGGCGGCCGAACAAACTGGTCAGTCTGACAACGAAAACGATACTGAAGAAGATACTGAAGAAGATACTTATGATGAAGCCTCTCACTCCGAGGCAGAAGGAGATTATATCATGCACAACAACATCTTTGAGTCCCAGGACAATGAGACGCAGACGCTTTCTCATGCTGATCAGGAAGAATTCCTGAATCAGGCTCGTCAGGTTGGCTCTTTCCGAGATTACAACGAAGCGGCCCTGGCTCATTCTCAGTCTTATGGCATTTCGAACATCGATACTCTGTTCCCGGATGCCAAGGCTGTCGATAGTGGCGAACCGTATATTTACAAGCGCGATACTGAATGGGTTCAGACCGTCTTGAGCTCCACTCGTCATACTCCATTTGCTAAGATCAAGACTACTTATGCTGATCTGACTCCGGATGAAGCTCGTGCTAAGGGTTACACTCTGGACCGCAACAACAACAATCGTAAGCTTGATGAAGTCTTCTCCGTGTACAAGCGTGAAACCGTTCCGCAGACCATTTACAAGAAGCAGCGTCTTGATCGTGATGACGAGATCGATATCACCGATTTTAGCGTTGTTAACTTCCTGTGGAAGGAAATGCGAATCATGCTGAATGAGGAAATCGCTCGTGATATTCTCATCGGTGATGGTCGTGACGTGAGTTCTCCGGAGCATGTAAACACCGAACGCATTCGCCCGATTGTTTCCGACGATGACCTTTACGTTATCAAGAAGACCGTTGCGAATGATGCTGATGCCACTGGTATTGTGGATGAGATTCGTACAGCCAAGACCGGTTACCAGGGTTCTGGTAACCCGACGGCTTTCATTTCGCCTTCGCTTCATGCGACCTTGATGGTTCAGCGTGATAAGATGGGTCGTCGTCTTTACGACACCGATGCTTCTCTTGCTGCGGCCATGGGCGTTTCCGCCATCGTTGAAGTTCCGGTTCTGGAGTCCTTCAAGACCGGTACCGAAAAGAAGAACACCCTGCTGGCCATCATTGGTAACCTGCGCGATTACACTGTTGGCACCAACAAGGGTGGAGACATTTCTTCCTTCGAAGACTTCGATATCGATTTCAACCAGCATAAGTACCTGCTTGAGACTCGTCTGTCTGGTGCTATCACGATTCCGAAGTCCTTCATTATGGTTGACCAGGCCCCAAAAGCGTGACGCCTCCCACTGACGTAAAGGTGACGGGCATCACTCTTGGGCCTAGCACCCCCAGTGTGGAGGCTGGAAAGACTATTCGGTTGACAGCTACAGTGGTGCCGGATACCGCTGCCAATAAGGCTGTGACTTGGGCTTCGAAGACCACCGAAGTTGCCACCGTTGATCAAAATGGTGTTGTGACTGGAGTCAAGGCTGGAACATCCGATGTCACAGCAACCGCTAAGGACGGATCTAAGACTGTCGCTACGATTAAGGTGACAGTCACTGCTGCTCCGACTCTTGGTGCTCTTACTGTAGCCGCTGCAGCACGTAAAGGCGGACAGACGGTTACTGTGACTGAAGCGGTTAATGGCAACAACCTTCGTCGCTATAAGATCACTAATGCTAATGCCAAGCCGACTATCGCATATAACACCGTTTGTGTGTCTAATGGTGGATGGCTCAACTTCCCATCCAATGGCGAAGTGAGCGGAACCGCGGGACAGGTCATTACCGTCGTGGAACTGACAAATCAGGGCTCTTATGCACGAAAGGTTGGAACTGCGACTTTGCCGGCTCCGACCGCTTAGGCTTGATTTCTAAAAAAAATAAGGGATGCTCAACAAAAAGACGATCAAATCTTTCGTCGGGCATCCCTTATTTTTTCATTTGATGATGTTCTCTTTGTTGATTGGAGCTCACAGTGCGATTCTTTGGTAAAGTCGGTTATATTAGTCAGATCGAAAGTGCTCCTGGCGTTTGGACCGAACAAATTACCGAGCGTCCTTATTATGGCGATGTCACGCGTAATTATCGACGTCTTGAAGGTTCAGACCAGATCAATCAGAATCTCATCACCAGTAATGAGATTTCAATTTTGGCCGATGCGTATGCTTATGACAACTTTTTCAACATCAAGTATATTTGGTGGATGGGAACGCGTTGGATTGTAAGTACGGTCGAAGTTAATCGTCCGAGGTTGAAATTGACACTAGGGAGTATATATAATGGGAACACGACTTCAACTACATGATATTCTTGTGAAACTCATGACCGAGGTTGATCCCAAATATGCTACAGAACATGTATATTTTCAGCCCCCGTCGAATATTCGAATGAAATACCCTTGTATCGTTTATCAACGAAATTCGGGTAATATTTCTCACGCGGATGATATTCCGTATACTGTTAATCGTAGGTATCAGATTACGGTTATCGATAAAAATCCTGATAGTGTTATTTTGGATAAAGTCGAACAGATTAGCGGCATCTCTTTTGATCGACATTATGTATCCGATAATCTGAATCATGATTCCTATAATCTTTATTTTTAGTCATTATTTCTAAGGAGATTAATTATGACTGCTCTTACTTGGGATGGTACTGGTTCTCGTTTCTATGAGCTTGGTACCGATCATGGTGTTCTCTACCCATGCGACACCGCTGGCGCTTATCAGAAGGGCGTCGCTTGGAATGGTCTTACTGCCGTTACCGAAACGCCTGATGGTGCTGAGGCTAACGATATGTACGCCGATAACATTAAGTATGCTTCTGTACGTTCCGCTGAGACCTTTGGCGGCACGATTGAAGCTTATATGTACCCGGATGAATGGAATCAGTGTGATGGATCCATCGCCCCTGCGGGAGCTGGAGTTATTTTCGGCCAGCAGACTCGTAACAAGTTCGGTCTTGCATACCGTACCAAGATCGGCAACGATGTGACCGATACTGCTGGCTACAAGCTGCATCTGGTCTATGGCGCTACTGCTTCTCCTTCCGAGCGTGGCTATGAGACCCGGAATGACTCCCCTGAAGGTATTACTTTCTCTTGGGAGTTCACAACCGATCCGGTTGCAATCGAAGGACATCCTGAGCTCAATCCCGTTTCTTTGATTACCATCGATTCCACCAAGGTCAATTCCGCAAAGCTTGCCGCGTTTGAGGATATTCTGTATGGCACTGAGGACACCGAGCCAAAGCTGCCGACTCCGGCTGAGGTTCTCACTGCCTTCCCAAAAGCGTGACGGCAATTACAGTAACTAATACGAATTTGTCTGTAGTTGCCGGTAAAACTTTACAGTTGTCTGTTAATGTTCAGCCGAATGATGCGTTCGATAAGTCCGTAACGTATGCTTCTAAGAATGTAGCCGTCGCAACCGTTTCCGACACCGGTCTTGTGACTGGTGTCAAGGCTGGAACCGTTCAGATCGTTGTGACTTCGAAGAGCAACACGAATATTACGACGACTGCTACGGTGACCGTTACCGCTAGTGCGTAAGCGAAATTGAGAATCGAGGAATACCCGGGCTTCAATTCGAGCTCGGGCGTTCCTCTTTTATCCCATCAAAATGGTGTTTAATTTATTCCTGAATTGAAAAGGAGTTCATCATGAACCAGGTTTATAATTTAATAGGAGGTTTATTCAAATGACCTAAGGAGGTAATGATGAACAAACAGTATAAGAAACGATTATCAATGACCATCGCTTCGGTTTT